TCTGCCAGCCTTTCTGCGCATACCAAATTCAGTATACTGCACACCGTCAACAGTCTCCCAAAATGGGATCTTACGATCAAATCGTTCTGGATATACGCCGGTCTTTAGAAGCTCGGAAGCATCTATTTTAAAACCACCGCTTTTATCAGTTTCAAATGGCATTGAATAATCCTAAGCTGTTCGTTTCCAGATATAAGTAACAATGTATGGTTGTAGATTATTCATGGCAGTCTGAGTTACACTATCTCCAGATAAATTTCTAACCTCACTACTTAACCCTACAGTTGCGTCAGCATCCGCCGTATTTGCTCTCATTGCGTATGAAAATCTTGAATTATCAACGCTTGACGTTCCACTAGCAAATTCAGACTTGGATAGAAAATTAGTATTTTCGCCTTGACTATTTGCGAATAAATTATGTCTATGGCCAGCAACCTCAGACTCAGCTTGCATGTGAACAGTCTCACCACCAACTTCTTGCGCTGTATCAAAGGCAATATTCTTAGCTAATGATGCCGCTGTAAAGTTAGTGAAGGTCTCATCACCTCCAACAAGCGCAAAGCTAAATGACGTAGTGGTTGGGATTGCTGTGACGTAGTGGGTTCCAACAGGGCTAACAACACCAGTTACGCTAACTATTTCAACCTGACTGCCTACTAATAAGTTATGCGCCGCATCTGTTACAAACGTAGCGACATTACTGGTAATTCCACCAGATGATAAAGTTGCATCAGAAGCAATACCTACAATGGTACGACCTTGAGCATATGCTTCCCAAGTACCAAATGTAATACTGTTAAAGAAATAGCTTTCATCACCTGGATCAGTTGCTAAAGTAGTTGTTAGCAAGCTGCCTACTGGATATAAGCCACCAAGGATAGTTGTTAGCAAAGTGTCCTGATTAGAAATAATAGATAAGTTTAAGCAAAACCATCTAGATAGACTGTCATTCCACATAAACTCATAGTAACCACCAAGCACAAGATCGCCAGCGTCTAAAGATTCTCCGTTAGCTTTTTTTATGTCTTTAGCGCCAGAACCATTTACATTGAGAGTTGGATTCGCAGTTGTATTTGCAGCGCCAATCTCAAGCAATATTCTTACGCCATCAACTAATGCAAACGCAGGTACATTTGAAAATGAAGCAGACAGCGCAACAGTTCCTGCTGTAACTTGCTTGTCAGTAGTGGCTCGTAGCAGTCGGTTAATCTCGTCAGCCGCCGCACCAAAGTTATCTCTAACGCTAGAGGTTGTGGCTGTACCTGCTGTGGGGTTTGTTCTTACTATTGATGAAGTCATTAGACTAACGGGCCTCCATTGGCTGCTATACTTTCGTCTTTAATTCTACCTAATCCTAAATTACCAGAGTCTTTGCGGTTAATATCCTGTATTGCATCAAGAAACTTTTGCTGAAAAAATGTGACCCTTGCGTCATCTTTTAAGTAAATGTAGGCAAACATTAAAGATCCCATTAAAATTGCTTCTGGGTAAGTTAATGTTTCTTTATCTAATCTTATACTTGCATTTAAAACTGCATCTGATGGTGCGGCAGGCGCACCAAGACCAACAAAATACTCTAAAACTCCTGAAGTATTTATACCTTCTGGAAAACTTAAAAAATAATAAGTGCTAGATTCTAAACGCGAGATTGAAACAATGTCCCAAACTCCATTAGGGTTTACTTCGCTATAGTTTGTTATACCTTTAATTTGGATTCTATCGCCAACAGTATTAAGAGCATCAGAGGGTAAATTTTGCACGTTAAGATATATAACTGGAGTTATAACGCTATCAATTACTAGGTTGTTTTTTGAAAACATCCAAATAATATTTGTCTCTGGGGACGCTAATACTCCTTGATCTGAGTATACAGAGAAAGTATTTCTTATTCTATCGTTTGCTCCATCATCATACTGTATGGAAAACGAATCTCCAGAAGATGGGCTTGGCCCAATGTATATGCTTTCTCCAGAAACGGCATAAACTGCTGAAGCCCCACTCGTTGATGATATGTTTCTGTATTCACTATAAGATACTGGAGATAAAGCTCTTCCTTTTGAGTCTGTGATTGACACTATAGAGTAAGCCCTTAATGGAGACTTAATGCTTTTTGCAATAGCGTCCGAATCTGACACAATGTACTGTAAAACTGTATCTTGGATTTTTCCAGTTAATTTTCTTTGCATTTCATTAACAGCTAAATCTACAAAGCTTGGAATCTGTGAAGACAGATCAGATCTATTTAACCAATCCGCTATTCTATCGAATAAATCATTTGAGTTTGTTACAGACATTACAATTTCGCCGTGGTGGTTTTCATGTATGGGTAGTGTGTTTCAATGAGCTTGAAAAAATACTTATAGTCCACATTCTCACCGAGTAGATCTATTCCATGCTCTTTCTTTATTCTCATTACATCAGTCATAGATAAGTCTAAAACTTGATGGTAGTTTTGTTTTGGGTCAAATTTAACCCAGTCGCTAGTAGCGTTTCTTTTGTTCTTGTTATCTTCTAAAAGCTGAGTAATGTCCTGCTTAAATTCAGAGTAAACTCCACCATCATTTGTAAAGTAAGTGTCTTGGTGTACTCCGTTCTGTGTCTCTCTCTCAACAAATGTACTCATTATTCTCTCACTTCTTTTTTGGCTTTCTAACTTTCTTAACTTTCTTAGGTCGTCCTACTTTACTTCCGTATGTACCTTTACCTGATGGCATAATTTTCTCCAATAGTTAAATACAGGAAAAGGGAACCGAAGTTCCCCATCCATTTAACACTTATACTATGCGTTAATTGCGTAGTAAGCAGCGTTAGCTTCTTCAGAACGAGCCTCTAAAGTGTAGTAGCACTCTAAAAGTTTTTGCTCAGCAGATGCTAGAGTAGCAATGTCAGTAGTATGAATTTTCTTACCACCAGCAAAGGCCAAGCCCCAGGTGCTATAGTCTAAAACGTATAGAGTATCAGCAGGCATATGCTTGTTAGGAACAACAGCAATAGGGCCAAACTGAGAAACGTATACAGCAACTCGGTTGATGATTTCGCCATTAGCAGCGTTAGTAGTTACATCAGTTGAGATGCCCTTGCTAACATCAGCATTGTTACGAAGAGTGCTGATAGTGCCAGCAGAACCCATGATTTTAGAAGAACTAAAGTCACCAGAGTTATCCCATACACCATCTAACAAATCATCAAGGTTTGCTTGAGTCATTGCTTCTGAAGTACCAGGAGTAGGCTTAGTTAAACCAGTTGATGCAGTATTAAGAACACCACCAGTTCCAGATACTTTTTGGTTTGCAAGAATCCAAGAAGAAACTGTTGCGCTAACACCAGCAGCAGCATTAGTAGGCTGAACTTTGATTTGATTAGAGAGAACTTGCTTCTCTACATCCATCTGAAGCTCTTTACCTTTCTTCATTAACTGATAAGCCATTTCCTTACCAGGAACGCCAGCTCGGTCAAACATTTCAGCTTTCTTAGTAACTGTAACAGTTTTGCTTGCGATTTGAACGTAGTTACCCTTACGAGTACGCTCTGATCCTTCAGCAGAACCAACAACTTCAGCTTCAATGGCAGCATTGTTACTAACAGAATCTGCGTAAGTGTCAGTCAACCACTCGTGATTATCAGCAGAAGCTTTAGCTTGTGCAATACCAGAAGTGAAGGGAGTCATAAATGGAGTTACGTTAAAGATTACGTTACCTAAATCTTCACGAATGTTTTTTGCGTTTTGTGGGCCTAACTCGTAAGCCGATGTTGATGTAATTGTAGCCATGTTAATTTACCTAATTATTTAAAAGAATCGAGAATTAAATCTACCGCAGAATCTCTTGAGAAAGAGCCATCACTTTGTGTGGCATTCTTAAACTTCTTAGATTTTGCAGCAGCCTGTTTTTGTGCTCGACTCGCTGACGCGCCTTTTCTTAGAACAGTCTTAGAAGCTTTTTTCTTAGGAGCCTTTTTAGTTGCTGCTACTTGCTTCTTAGTGCTACTAGCCATCGCAGCATCGTGCAATACTTTAAGTACAATAGCATCTGTGACAGTAGACAGCATTTCTGCGCTACCACCAATGCTTTCAAAGTATTCGGTCATAACTTCTACTTTCTGTGAAGCTACTTTCTGATCACTAAAGCTTGGCTCTAACTGAATTAATAACTCAGCCTGTTTGGCTGACTCAGCTTGCAAGTTTTGTAATCGTTGACCTTCGTATTGCTCATTTACTTGAGCGGCTACAGCATTGATCTCTTGTTCTTTTTGTTCGTAAAGAACTCGATTCTCTAATGCCTGTTCATAAGCGTAAGGATCTGATTGTTTTAAAGCTATTAACTCTTGAGTGGTGTGAGTGGGTTTTTGCCCGTAAACCATAGCTTGTGCATACTCTAACAGCTTTGCTGTTTCTTCAAGAGATGCTCCTCGCTCTGTCTCAAAAGTGTTTCGCTCTTCAGATAACGCCTGAGTCTTGCGTGTATAATCACCTTGCATCAAAACGCCGCTTTTAATCTTCTCAATGTCATCAAGACCATTTTCAACAAGAAATTCGCGTGCATTGACTAGATATTCATATTCACCGTCTTCAAGCTCGATGTCACCAGATAATTCTTCATCTGCATATTCATCACTATCTTCGGTTTCAACTTCTTCTAGTTGATCCAAGTTTTCATCCACTTCTTCTTCAGAATATTCTTCTTCAGATTCCGCTTCAGCTACAGGTTCATTTTCAACTTCTCCTAAATTATCTTTAGGATTGATCATGCCCAAAATTGCTTCTAATCCAGCATCCTGTGTAATGGGTTCGTTACTAGAGAGTTCCGAAGAGTTGTTCTCATTGTCTGACATTTGTATCTCCTCAAAGGGTCGGTTTCCCGTTGTCCTCAATTGTTAAGTAATAATAATCTTTGGTTTTTGTTCGTCTTTCATATCCAGATACTGCTGAATAGTCGGGCAAGCCCATAACTCATCAACCTTACCCTCGACATCCTGCATAGTAAGCTTTGTAAAAGCTACACCTCGCATCCAGTTAATTAAATCGCTAGACACGATAAAATATTCTTTATCTTCCTCGCCCTTTTTTGGCGAGAGTTTCTCGTTGGTTTGCATACCACTCCAAGTTTTCTTTTAAAGCCTTAATTACTTTAACCTCTCTCCAGATCGCTTCACCTTGTTCAGGTGTTGGTACGCTAGAAAAAGCCCTGTACAAATTATCTTCCATCTCTTGAAAAATAAACTGTATTGCTTCGTCTCCTATGAGCCTATGGGCAGCATTTGCCACCCTTAGCTTTGTTTCTGTATCAGCCTGATCACTAGGTAGACTAGTTACCAATCTTGACTGGTCTCTCACTGCGTGCCTCCAGGTTTATTTCAGCCACTTTAAATTCGTTTTCATCTTCATGCTTCTTAACTTCAAGCATAAATTCTTGCTCTTTAAGCTCAAGCTCTGCTTTATCAAGCTCAACCTTAGCTTTCTCAATTTCAACTTGAGCCATAACAGCTTCCATTTGAACTTGCTGCGCTTGCATAGCCGCTTGCTGCTCTGGTGACGGGCCTTCTGGCTGACCAGTAAACTCTGGGCCAGGATCTGTAAAGTATCGCCCGTATGCTGCCTTATCATACAGCCTGACCATATCTTCTTGCAACTGTACAATCTGCTGCGGCATTACTGTAACACCTAAGCCGCCAGCCTGAACCATCATTTGCTGTGCTTGCATAGTTTGCTGCATATGGAACAATTGCTCAGTTTTAGAGCCATTACCCAAACCAACCAGGACTGTAACGTCTTTTCGAGCATTCCATGTGCGAGGATCAACCTCTACGAACTTATTGTTTAATCTAAAGATAGACTTGTCATCTGCGTGAGCAATCTCTAGCTCATAGACACCCATAAAGACTTTACGCAAGAACTCACCGTACTCGCGAGCAATCAAGCGTATACGTGCTTGGCGTTTAGATAACACCTGACTTACGGCGCCAGCCGCCGTGTTTCCGTTAAGGATGTCTGGGCTAATAGCGTTATCTGTAGAACCTACATCCTTTTCTAACATCTGATCAGCCATACCCATCATATTATTGGTATGAGCGCCAAACGAAGGCTGCCCTGGAAACGAAATAGCACTAGGATGCTTAACTAGATAAGGCGCTCCAGGCTTGCTCGCCATTACTGAGTCTAGGTCTACTTGCCCCTCTACTACCACAGGACGACCGTTATTTAAGTTGTACTGATTGTCTAACTGGTTACGCCAAAGCGTGCTTTTCATCTTCTGTATAGGTGCTGCGGCATCCGCTGGGCAAAGACCTGTAAGCTTGTGCGGCATACGGATAGGAGTCCAAATTTCAAAAGGAATCTCATCGACTTCTTCAACGTCTAACACTGTGTTACCAATCCTGCAAACTTTAAGCAACTCATCAAATCCGTCTTCGTTTCGATCTAAGCGAATGTAGACTTCATGCAAGTCATAGGTGTTTGCAATTTGGTTTTCATCACCATCGTAATCATCTGTATCAAAATTACGAGCAATACGCTCAGGAGCGTCATATTCGTTATAGCCAGAAGAAGTTGACGCTTTGTCAATCTTAGACTCGCTAAAGCCCATTTCTAATAAGTCGCTTTTAGACTTTTGACTGCGCTGGCGAACAAATCGAGCTTCCTGCACTGTAGTGGCATTTCGATCAATGCCAAACTCTTCAGGTGGAACAACTTCTACACGAGTAGAGCTTTTAGTTACTGTATGTAGCATTTTCCCAGAGTAAGTTATCTCTCCAGTGATCTCATCTAAGTATTCCTCGAACTCAGTGATTTCAACTTCTGGATCAGCATCAAGTAGCATGTATGACTCTTCAGATATGTCATCAAAGTCGTGAGTGGTTGTAGACTCTTCCATAGCTCGCCAGCGCTTAATAATACCTTGACGCTGTAGTAAACCATCGATAAGACTATCCATGATATTGCTGAAGCCATCGTTTTGGCGATAAAATACATAGCGAATGTAGTCAGTAGCTTGCTGTGCTGCTTCAACATCCTCTTGACCTTCTGGTTCAAATCGTACAGTCTCATCATCAGCTACAAATAACTCCGCTATATCTGCTTTAATATTTTCAACGGTCTGGTAGACTTCTCGTGTAACAATACTTGAGTAGCCATCCCTTTCGTTGCCGTAAGACTCACCAAGATAGTAATCGAGTAGATCAGCACGAGTTTGCGCTGCATCGCTATCCATGTGATCAGAAACATTATCTTCATATGAATTAATGGTACTCAGTAAATCTTTGTTGTTGATCATTATGTGACCCAGTTATAATTGCTTTTAGATTCCTTAGACTCCCAAGGACGCTGTCTTTTTGATTTATCTTTGCTTGGCTCTGACCATCGCTGGCTTTGAAATGCATATCTAGTTGCTGACATTAAATCATCTGCTTTATCAACAATCTTACCGTTTTCGCCAAAGTGATATGCGCCATACTCTTGCTGCCAATACTGACAACTTTGAAATACTTTAAATAACCCTTTTTCCATTGCTTGTGAGATGGCGGTAATGCCTGGGGCTATCTTTATGTCACCTTTAGATTGTGACAAGTCTGGTGGATTAGTGAAATGTTCAGGCAAGAAGTTTACACCTTCCTGTCTGTACTGCACCGCCATTGAATCACCACCGTCAAATGTTCTGTTGCCATCGTGCGGCCAAGCTATAGGTGGCTGAACTGATCTAGCCTTAATCGCTATAGCGTGTTGCGTTGCTGTTTGACGAGATTCTCTGTACTCGTCTACTATGTAAAAGCAGCCGTTCTCTGGGTTTATTGCGCCCCAGACAATAGCTGTAGGGTGATCAAACCCAAAATCTATGCCACAGATTCTATTCCAGTGAGCGGGTATTGTAAAATCTTCGACCACAAGTTTATCGAGAGAGTAAGGGAATACCATACCTCTACCAAATACCGGCTGGCCTTTAGTTCTCATCTCCCGCTCATTAGGGAGGTACTGCGCTAGGATCTGCTCTTTTGCATCTTCATCTAAGTGAGGAGCCTCATCCCAACCAGCTTGTACTAGAAACTGACCTTTTTTCCTATCATTCATAAACTGCTGAATAACAGGAGTCATACCGCTTTCAGGTGTGAACGTCATCATAACGAACCCACGCTTATCAAGTGTTCGAGTCAAACACTGAGTGTAGATGTTCTGTGCTGGCTGCTCATCTAGCCAGATCCAATCAAGAGAAGAACCCATGAACTTTTCTTCACCCATCTCGTATGACTTAAACGAGATTACTGACTCACCTATATGCACGCCAAAAGCATTGTGGAACTTAACTACAATACTTTCTACCGCATTAGGTATCTGTGGCTTTCTAACCACATCAACTACGCAATCTTTAGGTATTGCCCCAGAGCCACGCATTAATAGATTCACAGGATCGCCTAGTAATTCTCTTTGCAAGATGTCCCGTGTGGTTACTGTACTAGCACCCGCAGCCCATGCGTTAATAGGCTTGGTAAATCGTTTACCTTTCCACCAGTCTGGGTACTTACCCGTCAAGTGACAAGCGGTAATTCTAGCTCCGGTATAAGTCTTACCGACCCTGTTGCCCGCCATTGCCAAACACTGATTGTTCTCCTCTGTGGCATTAGACAGTTGTTCCTGCCAGCCATAGGGAGTCCATTGTCCTATTTGATTAAATAGAATCCTCTCTTCTCTCTCCTTCATTAATCGAAGGAGTTTCTCTTTTTCAGCCTTGCTTAAGTTGTTTGACATTGGCAGATGATTCAATCAGTTCCGATAGTTGTTCATCAAGTTCTGCATCAGAAAGGTCTGATACGGTTTGTGTAACATTTAGTTCTTTAGGCTTATCATGGCCTGTTCTGTGCAGAATATCTTGAGCCGCTTTTAAACGAATCTCTGGTCGATTCTCTGGATCAACCATAATATCTTCTATAATCTTAGTCGCTAAAGAGGCAACCTGGTTTTCTTCAACCAAGTCATCCCTTCGCTCTTTGATTATATCTTTTAGGTCTTTGTACAGGCGATAGGCGTTACCGTTGTCCGGTGCATACCCCGCAAGACGGAAAGCATCCATTACAGTCATCTTTGTAGGATCTCGGCCTTCGTGATAACCACGGGCCATAAGATCAATGAACTTGTCCTGCTGCTTTGTTAGCTTTCTTTTCTTTTGCTTTTTAATCATTAAGATATTACGCCATGAGCTATAGTTGGTCTGATTACAGGGCCAAAGCTTGTAGCAAAAGGGTTTCTCTGTGTAGATAAAGTAACCAGTATTTCAGACGTTTCTTCGATAGACATAGTGTAGGCTATGGTCTTTTCGTTTATAGAGCCTTCTGAAGTTTGTTTTGCTCCAAAAACACCAAACTTAGCAGCTCCTTGCTCACCCTTAAATATTAATGTTCCTGTGGTTATAGTTAAGTCATCTATATCTATATCCACTGAACCCATTAAAACAAATATGTTGTTTTCATAATTAGGTGAGAAAATTGTGTTTTGGCCTGCTGTTCCAGATCGGTCGTTAGTAGTCGCCCAACTTTCAACAAACCCAGTAGAGCAAACTATCCCTAGCTTTGAATCTGCTGTAGCCGAAGCACTTAGTGATGCAACAACATCAGCAGTCATTGCGCCAGCTTCAGAGACATCAAAGATTGCTGCCGCTGTAGCTTGTAACGGTGAATCAGATGAAACATCTATGAACTGAGTCTTTATAGCTGCTGCATTGCCAAAAGCTATATCTGTCCATTCAAAAGTTCCAGATGGGGAGCCAAGGCCGACCAGCATAATAACAGTGTTGGCTTCAGCGGGAATAACTACATCCTCATAAGTTCTAGATGTGCTAGAGTCAGATACAGCCGAGTACGATATAGATTGAGCATTAATTATTGTTGGCTTTGTCATAACTACTCCTTAATCAAAGTATACAGGCTTTGCTACGCTAACGGCTGATCTTATTACTCTAAACGTGCTCGATCCTGCACCAGTTGCTGTAACTGTACCAGTTTGCTCTCCGACATTAGCAAGAGTCCCCACTGAAGTGTAAGTGCTGGCTACTGAGTTTTTAATTTGTAGCTGTAACGATTCGTTAGCACCTAAAGATGGCTTGCAGTAAAATAGGCGAGAAGATCCTGCTGTTAATGTAAAGTCTGCACCTTCTACTTGTCCGGCCCCTGCTGATGCTGCTATATATTCTGTTGACATGAGTTTTCCTTATTTGCTTTTTAATCATATTTATTTATGAACTAAGATTGGCTATTGTAAAGTTTGCTATTGTTCCAGTCCCATCATCATTAAAAGCATTAGATAAACCTGCTGTTTTTGATTTTAAGTTATTGCCGACAACAAGTGTATCAGTAGATCCGGTTAAAATCTCTATGCCATATTGGTTACTATTTGATCCTGATAAGTCAATTTGATTCCCGCTAATTACAGAATTATTACTTGTGCCTAGAAGTAGGATCCCTGGTGTGGTATCAGCTCCGCCAAGATCATTCCATGCAATTGTGTTGTTGCATATTTTAGCAGGAGTATTGCCTGGTGGTCTTATTCCGCCAGCAAGGTTGCAATTAGTTACTTCTGAAACGGAGAATACACAATTTTCTGGGAGGGTAGCGGAGGATCTAGGGCCAACGGTTGTACTATCAAGACTAGCAACGCCTTTAACGGATGCGGAAGTAGTGTTTGAGTTTTTAATTAACAAGCCACTAACTATTGTAGTTGTACTTGAAGTCGTATCCTCAACCTCTTCAAGGTTAGTGCCACCGCATCCATCAAACGTGCTTGATGAAATATTTATGTTTAGCCCGTGGGTGATATGTATTCCTCTAGTACAATTATTATAAGTATTGGATGATACTGTAGCTGTTTCAATGTTAAGAAGAGCTGCTGTATCGACATCTGTAATAGTATTTCCTGATATTGTTGTGTTTTTCACTTGAGCTGGGGTGGTACTTGAGAACTTAATACCGTAAGAAACTGTATCGCTTGCTCCTGCTGTAGCAGACATATTTGTTATAACATTTCCGACAATAGAGGTATCTTTTATATTGTTTACACCAGTTTGAATAACACCATATTGGCAATTAGTGAAATTATTTGAGCTAGCAACAACATTGCGGTGAGATCCAGTAGTGTTTGAACCTATCTTAAATGCAGCTCCACCGAAATCGCTAACATTGTTATTTGATACTGTTATATTTTTAGAGTCAAAGTTACCGGACGAAGATGTGTGCTCTAAATGAATACCATGCCCACCAGGAATTGTTGACTTCGTCCCAGGAGTGTTTGACCCTCTAACCTGGCAACCCTCTACCGTAACGTTTGATGATCCATGCTGCACAGTTATAGCTCCACCACCCGAGCCCACAGATGGGACGTTTGTACACTTCAACTTAGACATTATTCCATTATCTACAAATGTAAAGTTAAATGCCTCATCTCCTATATCTGTAGCATCGCAATTTACGATCCCAGCATTAATAACATATTGCATAGATATAGCGTGACTCTCTTCTGAACTGGCGTGAAGCACTGGGTCGTCATCAAAAAAGCCAATATCTCTAAAATAAATATCTTGCACATACTTTGTGTAATCGTTAGCAGGAGAAGGAATGGTCGATGGAATAACTTTAAACGCAATATACTGGGTACTTACTAATTCTCCGTCTCCATTAAATATAATTTTAGTTATATTAGGACCCTGGCCTTTAATCATTAAGCCTTTGTGAGTCTGTGCTGGCTTGATTTCAATTCCGCCAGAAATCCCAAATTTACCTGGGCCAAACTCAACAATTGCTGGCAAGTTTGCAAGAGCAGTAGTCAAAGCTCCAAGAATAATAGCTCTATCATCAGCAGTACCATTTGCTGTAGCCTGAACTAAGCTCAACAGACCGTCAGAAGTGCTTACAGATATTTGGCCCCACTTTAATGATGGAGCAGAACCCATATAAACCCTTAAAGATGAGCTTGTTACGCTTTTATTTGTATTAGCGTGATCAACAGCAATGACTTCAGTGCCATCTAGTGTTGTATGGTTAGGCCATGTGGTTACTCTTGAAGTGGTCATTACTTATTCCTTAAGATGTTTAGTATTTGTTTTTGATTGTCTTTAATCTCTGCCCGCTCTTTTTGAGAGTGCTCAACCGATAATGTAACCACAGCCATTGCAATTTTTAATGCAGCAAGATCTTCTTTCATTTGTTCTGTATGGGTTTGCGTTTCTTCAATAGCCGTCTTATTGTAATCCACCTGACTTCTTACGTTGCTCCAGGCTCCAAGACCTACCGCTAGGGTAAGGAATACTGTAATTACATTGGCCATTGAGAATTCAGGGTTAATTTGCAAATCCATTTTATTTCCTTTCCACTCCCTTAGACTTCTCGAAGCTACGCATACCGCCAAGTCCCAGCATTCCTAAAAGGACTGGTAACATTGTTTCTAGCTCGATAAGGGGGATTGATATTTCAGATGAAGCCAACGCTAAAGCAAAGTTAGTCATTGGGATTAGTAAGAAGTTAGCCGCCATACCTAGGCAGCAAGTCCAGCCGACAGCAGGTCGCCATCCGCTAACAAAAAGGCTGTGGTGTTTAGCCTCAGTGTTGTTAATTTCAAGTTGTGCTTTAATTTGCTCGTGCGCGTTCTTTTCCGCCATCGTAGCGATTTCGTGCGTAAGCTTTCTACGCAAGTCAGAGTTGGGGATAGCCTTCTCTAGTAACGATGATATAGGGCCAATTAGAGCTTGAAGCATTAAAAGTCTCTTTTATACTTTAGGCTAACATCGCCAGATTTATTAATTCGTGCTTTCACCTTAGACTTTTTAGATGGCTTGAATTGACCTGTTATTCCTGACCCGCCAATCTTAATCTTTCCGGTTTTACCTACATCTTTAGATAACCCTCTTTCTTTAAGGATTTCAGCAAGGAGGCCAGTGTCTTGCATGGGCATATTCTGGGCTATCATACCTTGATTCCCTGGCATCTGACTGCTCTGAGTAAGGCGCAGTAGCGTTCCGATCTGCTCTTCTGAAAGGCCAGCAAAAGGAGATGAGGATGCTGCCATTTTTGTAAAATCCATACATGTTCCTATCTGCGAGCGAATGCGAGCAGCGCGCCGGTTTTTTTAATGCCTCCCCCTAGCGAACGCTAGAGAGAAGCAGTCGGCCTGAGAGAGGGGTAGCCGACCCGAACAGTATAGGGGCTTGAATGCTTGCTGTAAAATAAACATGAAAAAAAGTTAATAAAGCCACGTTTTCACTACAACATAACAATTTGGTAATGTATAATTGATTCTTGATCAAAGTGATCTCGGTCTTGAAGGATATGTCCGGCGAAAGCCTCCCTCACCGCTCAAGACTTAAAGCGCAAAAAGATACCTCACGGCGCACCTGAGTTCTAAAGACTGAACAGGAGGTGGACTACACGCTAGTAGAAGGCAGTCGAGTTTGCATAAAGCGTTAATTGCAGACTATCCAAAGTCCTAAATGCGACTAAGGGTAAAAGGAACCAAGTTTAGATCTGTTATAGGTCTTTACTGGGGTTCTTTTATCCTTCAGAACCTAATACTACCTTGCACTTCTGCACCTAGTTACGTCTATTCCCTTCTAAATCAGCTACTTACCTACAAATTCCTACATACCTAGTCCCAAATCTGGTACTGCTAAGACCTAAATTCGCATACAACTATATGATATTGCTGGCTTTTTAGCTGATCAGGTTCCAAAAATGGCTCCGGTATATGGGTTGGATATCCTAGTACAACCAGTGGCCCGAAGTTGGGGGTGGGGGGTGCTGCCTTTCTGGCTGGC